ACAGTCTACCAGTTCGTTGTGTCCTCGCTTTTTAACTATTTGTCTATTTAACTATGAGGGCGTCCTTGTAAAAGGTGGGATCCCATTTCGAAATGGTAAAGGATTAAAACTCATAAGCCCAAGTATCAATAAGAAAGGAAAAAAATAATGCCACAACCAGATTATGAAGATGATTTAGTCTTTCCTCCACAAGAACGACTTGCTGAACTTAGCAAAACGGTAGAAAAATTAAGTTCAGAAAATCATCGTTTATTAAACTTAACCGCCAATCAGGACAAGGAAATTGAGACTTTGAAAGAAGACCAAGAAAAAATGGTTAGAGGGGCTAAGCGTATGCTTGATTTTCAAAGCCAAACAATAGAACAGTTCCGCCAGTTGCTTAGAGAATGCAAAACATTTTTTGAAGAAGAAAATCCTAAAGACTTTACGGTGCTTTCTGAAAGAATGGAAGACCTTTTAACCAAAATAAACGAGGTGATGAAATGAATTTTAGCTATGAGTTCTTTTTTGGCGGGTTGTTTGTTTTATTTGCCTTATGGATTGCAGGGAGATTGAAATGAGTGTATTAAAACCAGAAGTCGGCGATGTGTAGAAAAATAAATATGATGGTTCTTTATGTCATATTATTTCTGTTAAAAAGGTATTCTAGATATGATTTACGATGACTTAATTGATAAAGTTATGGAAATTGGAGAGTTGGTTAATGATAGAGATGATCTTCTGTCACAGATAGAAAAACTTAAAAAGGATGTGTTGCGCTTGGAAGAAGATAACCAATCATTAAGGCAAACTCTTAAATATATTACTAATCAATATCAAAGTTCAAGAAAGTATCTTGAGTCTATTAAGGCACTAGCAGTAGTTAAAGGCAATAGCCAAGACTTTTTTGATATTGCAGAGGAGGCATTAAGATGAATTTAACAGATGATCTAAAAAATGGCCTGTTCCAAGTTATAGTGCTTGGATGCACGCTAAATACTGTGAGGAAACTATAGATATGATTTCATAGGAGAAAAGAAGTGAAGAGAACAGCAACTTTTGAAGAAATTTCTCCTGAATGTGCTAAACATGCTTTAGATTTTTTACATTATATAGCTACTTTTCGTAATTTAAATTCTAGCGAATTATATGAAGTTAGAAAATTTATAAATATAATAAGTGGTTATAATAAAGCACTTAAAAATTATAAAAAGGAGCAATCAGATGAGTAAAGAAAAGCCAAGTACTATAAAATATCTCTATAAAGGAACGACCTTAAGAAAATACTGTAAAGAACATAATCTTAATTATGACACAGTTGTAAAAAGAATAAAGAACAAAAAGATGTCTATTGAACAAGCTATAGCCACACAAAAAATGAATAAGAGTTATTTATTGTGTTCAGATGGTGTCCCTTTAATTAAGAAATGTAATACTATTTCCGAATATAGAGCTTGTCTATGGAGAATTAAGAACTGCAATAAAACAGTAGATGAAAGCTTCACCCCTATCAATAAAGGTAGAGCAAGAGCCATTCATTTTTATAATGGCAAAACCTTTCGTGAGCTGTGTGAAACATATCAACAATACAGAAGAGCTATCCAAAGATATAGAAACGGACACTCTAAAAAAGTTTCGTTGTTTGGTAATAAATGGGATTTAATCTATGGCTAAATTAATAAAATCAAAACAAAGAGTTAAGGATTTCGGTGAAGTATTTACGCCTATCTGGGTTGTAAATGAAATGCTTGACGAATTAGAAAAAGAATCAGATGCTTTTTCTGATATTGGTAAAACTTTTCTCGAGCCAACTTGTGGCACAGGCAATTTTGTTGTTGAAATATATAGACGTAAGCTAAACCGATGCAAAAATGACCGAGCAAAAGCCGAAATAGCTTTAAGAAGCCTTTGGTGTATAGAGCTCTTAGAGGACAATATGATGGAGTGTAGACAACGAGTTAAAGATATTTTCGCTTACTATGGTTGGACAGATTTGCCTTTTGATGAGGTGTTTGAAAAACAGTTCTTAATAGGGGATTCATTGAAAATTATGAAGCAATGGGAAGAAGAGGAGAAGGAGAATGACTGAAAAACGTACGCCAGAAGTCGGAGATGTGTGGGCTGTTATAAAAAGCCCGGATGTCCATAATATTATAATGGATACAAGCGATTGTCGCGGATATATAGATTTCATTCATTCTTATAAAAAGCCTGACGGGAAATTTGTGGCTCTATGCCATACAAAAGAATGTGAATATTTTTTAAAACACTGTAAATATCTCGGCAAGAGCAAAGCCGACATTAAACAACTGTTTGAGGTGCAAGATGAAAGCAGTAAGTGAAGAATTGGAAAAATTCAGAAACAAAAAAGTCGAATTATTATTGCATGGATGCAATGGCGACAAATATAACGGAATGTTTAATATACCTCTCTCAAACGGAGAAGTGGCCGGAGTGGTAATTTCAAATGGTGACGGATGGGAACACGTGAGCGTTTCTTTGAAAGGCCGTTGCCCAAGGTGGCAAGAAATGTGTTATATTAAAAGCCTTTTCTGGGAAGATGAAGAAGTTGTCATCCAATACCACCCAAAGAAAAGCGAATACGTCAATTTGCACCCTTATTGCTTGCACTTATGGAAGCCGATAGGCATTGATATACCAACACCACCAAAAGAAATGATTGGATAAAAAACGAGGTTAAAAATGAAAGAAAAGATTAAAAAGATTTTACGATGGTTATATTGGAATGCTCCAATTATAACCACAATGAAAATTCAAGATGAATTTACTTATGCGTGTATGTCCAGATTGGAGAACCAAATTTCACTTCACAGAAAAGCGGTTGCCAATGCAGCAATTTATTTTCTAAAAGAACTCCGCAATAACACTTGGGACGTTGAGAGAGTTGACCAAGCTATTAACTGGCTCAAAGATAACTTCGAGGTGAAATAATGCACAACCCAAATAATGATTTGACACGAATCTTTCTTGAGTTGTACGCTGAACGCGTTGCCATAATGCAGTATGATGGAAAAGATGGAGATGCAGAAAAGAATGCCTATGAAGACACTATACGAGCGTTACAAAGCAAAATGCGTTTCAATATTGAATCAATCCCTAGACTGGAACAATGCAAGGCTTCCGAACAATACATTTGATTTGCAACTTGCTAAATTCTACGAAGAGATTGACGAGGCTATCGAAGCCGATACCTATCAACGGCAGATAGAAGAGCTTGCCGATGTGTTGATTTCCATAGGTGGCATGGCCAGATTTAACGAGGATCTTGCTAAATACATGTTCGACGAATTTATTATGTGCTTAGATAAATATATTTTTATGGATATCGTTGATTACGCAGAGCAGAAAATACAAATACTGTATGAGCGAGACTACACTGATGGCTATCACCATAAGGAGGCCATACATTGACAACTGAGAAGGATGTAGAACGAACGCTTATATTGCATGCAAGCCAATGTGGTTCCGTAATATTTAAGAACAACGTAGGAATGTATAAAGACCAACGAGGCAACGTTATCAGATACGGACTCTGCAAAGGCTCTTCCGACCTAATAGGCTGGACACCCGTTACAGTAACCCCTGATATGGTCGGGAAAAAAATAGCCGTGTTTACCGCCGTAGAGGTTAAACTAAACAAAAACGGCAAGTATAAGGCAACTGACGACCAAAAACGATTTATCTCTGCCGTCCTTAATAATGGTGGATATGCAGGAGTAGCTGATTGCAAAAAAGACTTAGAGGATATTATACATGTATAGAATATATGTAGGTGATTTTGTAAAGAAAGGCACCCCGGCAACATGGACTTTGGTATATCGTTCGGAACACAAACCAATAAAAGAAGCCAAAGAAATTGGACGGAAACTAAAATACGGAATGGATTTGTATATAGTCCACGATAATAAATTAATCGCAAGATATTATGGAGGTAAAAATGTGTGCAAGTAAAGAACCAAAATCTCAATTTGAGGATATACAAGAATTGAAAAACAAAATCGAAATTCTTAGCAAAAAAGTTATATCAATCAAACCTGAACTCAAAGATTGGATAAAAAAGAATTTTGTTGATTCTTGTCCAGATTCTGAGGAGGAATGATATGACAATTTGCCAATGGTGTGGTAAAGAGATTACCAGAACAGATAAATTTAAATATTGCTCGCAAGAATGCTATCAAAAAGCAACAAGACACAACCAAAACGAAAAGAGGAAACTTATACCAAAAAAAGAACCACAACCTTTAACAGTTAAGAAGTGCAAAAACTGTGGAAAAGAGTTTATGCAGAAAGTAGGTCAACAAGAACATTGTTGTTATGACTGCTCACTTGAATATAACTGTAAAAAAGGAAAAATACGAGAAAAGATTAGAAGAATAGCTAAGAAGTTTGACTTTGAATTAAAAAACTTAGATAAGATAGTTAACGCTAAAATAAGATTCTTTGATGAAGGTGAACGCCTTAGATGTCCTTGCGCACAAGACGACCCAGACCATTATTGTGGCTCAGCTAGATGTATTGCAGATACGGTATACAAAGGGCACTGTCACTGTTCTTTATTCTGGAGTAAAAAAGAGCCTTTACTTAAAGATGATGATAAATTAAAATAATTATTGCCTATCCTCGTCGCAGGGCAGACCCTCAAACCAGAATGGTGCGAGGGTTTTTATGTATCCATCGTGTCCCATAAATATATTTGCGGGACATATATCTACAAACTTGTCCCACAATATCTACAATTTGCGTATAAAAAACGGCGGAAAACTTTACACAAATGAATTTGTGTATCGTGGATTATCTACAAAACAGGGAAATAATATCTACAAAAAACCGCCCCTAAGGAGAAGGGCGGTTCTTTGCGCTCAAGAAGATTTAAAACATATTACTCATCTAGTGTATAAAATTACCTACTATTGTCAAGTTTTTTTGCACACTTCGCTAATAAATCTGTTACCTCTTGCCTATTCGAATATCTGTCATTACTCCGAGAATGCCCTTTTTTATGGTATATTTTCCACCGCTTACCTTTTAATTCCTGCTGTATCTGCCGAACTACATACTTATATTTATTAGGCTTGCTTTCTGGTGAATGTATGCAGTCAATCGCCGTTTGACTGTCTGTTATAATGTGTATTTTTTCCGAGTTATCAACAGACCTTAACCCGTATAATATGGCTAACAGTTCCGCCTGATTGTTATCGTCTGCCTTGCACTTGATAGCATACTTTGTTTCTTTTATGCCGTTTTTAAGGAGTTTCCGGACTAATATTCCAAGACCTGCTTCCTTGGTTTTATCATTAAAACTTGCATCTGTCCAAATTTGCATTGACAACCTCCATAAAAAAACCGGCAGAGTTATCTACCGGCTTGCATTCTATACTTCATAATTATTCTTTTAGCTGCCTCTTGTCTTTCAGCCTGCCCTCCTGCTACAATTTTATAATCAGGAAAATCCTCTTGCAATCCCAGAATCATATTCGTGCCGTCTTCACGGTAGGTTATTGCAAACATCGGGCATTTACCCATTTTAACGGCACAAGCATAATCGCCTACTTCAACGTATTTTATCTCTTTCATCTCCAGTAATCCTCGACTTTATGTTTTGGCATTTCGTTTAGTTTTTCCTTTATCATATTGACCTTGTAAGCATAAGCTTCGTCTTGGTCTTTCTGCCAGTCCCGATAATGCTGTCCGCTTATCGTGTAGCAGCAATCTAAATTAACATTCGGATGAAATCTCTTGTCTGGCCGATATATAAAAATATTTAACGGCATAAATCTAACTCCTGCTTTAATTTATACAACCGAGCTTGATGCTCCCAAAAATTCTCGTAGCCCTCGTAGGGTATGTTTTTTAGCTCCTCAGCGACTTTTTTACCGGCAATAGGATAAATGGGGCAGTTATTATAATTCGCCGTCGTACATCCGCTCAAGCAACTCAGAGCGAGTAGCATTAGGCTTAGAATGTATCTTGGATGTTTCTTTTGAAACATACTTTATTACCTCCTTTTCCTCCGTGATATATTTTATTGTGGTGTTAGACTTACCAGCAGAATAACCAGAGCAATAAGCTCCAAGAACAGCAAGAGCAAGAATAACACCAAATACCGCATATTTCTTCATTACACACCTAATAAATAACATCCTGAGAATACAATGCCTCCGCTGATGATTTCAGCTAAAGACCAACCTCTACGCCACCACCAGTATTGTTTTTCAAATACCCAAGGCTCACGCTCTTGAAGCGTCTGGCAAAAAGCATAAACCGGAGCTATAGACAAACCAATCAATAAATATCTCCAATCAATAAATGCCATTAATATCATCGGGCAAGTATATCTTAAAGTGGTATAGATAAAGTCATACAAAAAACCATATTTTGCTTCTGGTTTTATTTTATCAAATAACCAATCGCAAGGTATATGATACCATCTTTCATTGTAACGCTCTATTGTGTCCTGCGATGGGATTGTATCTCGTCCGATGTCAACACAAGCTCCATGCCCCCTAGACCAGAATTGAAACTGCAACCAAGCCGATATTATAGCACCGACAAGCCAAGCTCTCCAATCAGTATAATCACACACAAAAATACTCAATAATAGAGCTAACATAAAAGCAGTTTGCAGTCCTCTATTACTCCATACTTTTGATTCTAAGTCAGAACCAAACCAAACCCTACCAAATGCACCGGCAATAAAATAAAAAATAAAACCTAGTATTTCCATTAGTCTATGTCCTTATAAAATTTATGATGTCCACACTCAAAGCAAGGCTTTTTACCCTTCGCCCATTCAGGTTCTTTCACAATAGCTGGTGCGTAGTAATGAGTCGCACCATTTGTTATATCTGCTTGTAGAGCTTCCTCTATTACAGGGAAATATTTTGAATAAGTCGGATAAGATAGATTAGCTATCTTTTGAGCGTTAGGATCGTTTTTGTTCCAGCATGAAAACTGCCATGGCTTTTGGCAGGTTTGAGCTATTGTCTTTCCGGCGAACCACTTACCCGAATTAAATCTATTAAGAATACAACACGCAACAGCAACCTGCCCTTCGTGTGTTTCTCCTCTCGCTTCGCCAAATATAGTTTTGGCAAATACCTCCATGTCATTATCAGTCATCTACACCCCTAATAACAAAATACACGCATTAAAAAATACAGAAAAACCCCTTGCCACACCTTCAGAGTGTTCGGGGTACATAATACAAGCAGCAGAATACACAACTGATGCTAAAATCAGCATATATATAATCGTATATACAACAGCCCTTTTTTTACTTATCTTTACCATATTCTAATTCCAGCTCTTTTCCCTTATGCGGATACTCATGTATTACCCTAGTTACTTTTCCCTCATGTTCCATACCTTGCTTAATAATCTGGAGTTTTACCAAATCAAAATTGCTTTTAAGGTCGTTTAGTAAGGTGTCAATCCTTGCCATATATGTAGCTGAGTTTATCTCTAATGCTGCTACTCTGCTCTCCAAACTATCAACCCTTGAGGGCAGTCCTTTCATATCATCAAAAAATACTGCGATAGAACTTACGATAACAACACAAACAACAGCGGTCTTGACAATCAATTCTATCATTCCGCTATTTTTATTTATCCTTTCCAACAGCTTAGCCTTATTCATATTATCACCATAAAAGAAATGCCCCTTTAACCATATTAAACACAATTAAAGGGGCTTTGTCAATTTTATATTGCTCCGTTTGTCCTAATTGTTAATACCGTCATAGGATACTGGGCAGAGTCTGTTTCAAGATATGCACCGTTCTCAGAAGCTGTTTCAAATCCCCAACCAATTACATCACCATTTTGTACCCTTGCTTTCATCGTAGGAATAACCGCTTGCGGTTCGTGAGTAACTGTTGGTGTGAACTCAACTCGGCTGCCTTGTATCTCACTACCATTCTTGGTAAGGTAGAAATAAACAGGCTCATTAAGTTTATCTGTATGCAGATTAACAACAGCATCTACTTCAATGTTTGCACTATCATAGAATGTCCAATCGGTTTGGTTACCATAATCATAACCTTCCTTTACTTTCCACGGAGTTAAGTCTGCAGGAATATCACCCTTTTGCAACAACCCGATAGGTAACGGTTTTGGTGTATTAGTACCGCTGAAACGATAACTCTCATAGCCAGATGGTAGCGGATTGTATGTCTTAACAACATCATTCCTCCAATACATCTGCTTTTCATCAATAGTTTCAAACCCTTTGATAATGTATTCATAACTCGGATTATCCATACTGATAACAAATTTATCAATCTCAACAAGTACAGGGTTTTGAGCTTCTGCCGGAGAAACAATAAAAGCAATATTATTAGCATCATTAGGAACAACAAACTGCTTAGATGTTGTTACTTTTGTTTGGCTCTCAGCTACAAATTCTTTGTCAACAGAGTTCCAATTTACCTCAAACACATCAGCAGCATTTACATTGTCTGTAATAATCTTTGTTGTGTATTGGTCTGGGTTTCCTGTCCACTTAACCATTTGATAATTAACAGCACCCTCAGGTGAACGAGTAGAAGCTTCAAGCGTAACACTCTTACCACGCATCAGCTTAGTAATCTCAGCCGGAACAATAAAGCCCCAGTTGAAGAAACATAAGTCAGAATCCGTAGAAGAGAATATCAACTTGCCACCAGATACTTCAAAGCTCATCTTATATTTGTTGTAGAAATGAGAACCGTCTGCATCTGTTTCGCCTTGTTCAGCTTCACCAACGCTCTTAGCAATATCTGTATGCAGTAAATAAGCTGCGTTATAAATCTCGCCAAGATAATGTTTAGAGATAAGCAAGTTCTCGCCAGTATCTAATTCGTATTTAATCAACGCATCAGACACACTATCGCCAGTAAGAGCAACAATAACCAAACAGCTATTGCCGTCTGTGTAATCATTAAGCATAAGTGTTTCTGTTTTCGGGAAGCTATCAATAACCTTAGCTTGTAAATATTGCAAAGCCTTTGCTTTGATAACACCAGAAACACGAAGATTACCTAACTTATCGCCTTGATTATACGTTTTGTAGACTGATAATGGCTTACCATCCATATCAAGAGCAGGCAAACCAGTTGTCTTATCAAACAAAGCAACTTGAATAAATCCATTGGCGGGTGCTTTACCTCTAAAAGACGGTCTAAAGATAACAAGATAAGGTTGTCCACCAGTTACATTAGGGTCTTTGTTATCATATTCTTGAATACCATAAGACTTCTCAGCTTTTCTCAAATCCATCACATTTGTACGAATTGCCGAGATAACATTGTCAAACCAGATAACCCCTCGATGAATAGGAGATGAACCTCTGCCTACAACTTCCTCAGACACAGACAAACTTGCATACAATGATGGCGGTCTGTTGTCGTTATCCTGTACTTCTAAAACAACACCATTCTTGTCTGGGTCTGTATAACCTGTAAAGCCTTTACCAAACTTGATGTTGGTAGCATCGTTTCTACTTGCAGATGGATTAACTTCTTACTTCAATATTGATACCATTTGACTCAATCTCTAATGGTGCTGTGTAAGTATCCCAAGCCTTTTTAGAAACATCTGCAATAAATTCAATAACGTCTTTACTTTGGAGTGTGTAAGGACTACTAACCCCATCAATAAACTCGTTATTGGCTGAGCTAATGGTTACAGTATCGCCAGACACATTATCTATTTTTACAATCTGTGTTTTAGTTATAGCAGGTAAGATTACATTAACACCAGTAGTAGGACGAATTAAAGAAATGTCAGCATCGCTAACAATTAAATCAGAAGTACCGCTGCTTTCTTTATAATCGTATGTAGTGTTTTTTATTACTTTACCAGATTGCTTAAATAGTTCATACTCTCGGCTGACTTTGTGCTTGAAGTCATCTAAGGTCATACCAGTTTGTGTAGATTTCTTGTTATCAAAACCAATCTGAGCCTTAGCATCAACATAGTCTTGAAGAGTTGCTACACCTTGCTGATAAGATGCAAACACATTGTCAGAACCTGCCGCATAGAGTCTAGCACGAGTTGCGGAGATTTCAGCATCTGTTGGTATTGGCTTAGCAGGAGCATAGCCTTTGAGATACCATTGTCCATTCCAAGCCTGTTCAACATCCATCTCAACCATCCCGATAGACTGATAGAAAGCCGTGTTTGTTCCCAATCCAACTTCACATAGTTTTGTTTGTTCATCTATTACTTTAGCATATTTTAACATAACTTAAAACTCCTAATATCTTGCTGGAAAAAATGTTCCAGCCTTATTACAATTAACTATATCACTTTTTTTAACTGGATACATTATACCTGGAAAAGCACCGTTAGCATAAGAACCAGTCATAGAAGAAGTAAATAACTGTTGTTTATTTATTGTCAGCGTATTATTTGCATGGTCAGCGTGTGTAAACACAAATTGAACAAACCCATTATTAGGGCAAGTATAATTAGCATTAGCACTTATAGAAACACCAGCACTATAATCAGGCATACCCCAACCAACTGACTGTTCTTTAAATGTCTGTGCAGGATTAACATTATCTAATCCAACATTAGCCTTACCACCAAGAGCCGTCATAAACTCAGCAGCCTGTGCAACGCTTGCTTCTGCTGCACTTGCATAAAGAACTACATAAGCTCTGTATGTAACGTATTTGGTGTTTACGTCAGCACCGTCTTGATAACGTGGGTCTACAGTAGACAAATCAAAATATTTTTGCTCGCCAACATTTACATTACTTCCAGCAACGCCTAAAGATAGCTCTCCCTTATTGGAAAATGGAGGAGTATCTGTAATAATACCATCATCTCTTGTTCCGCAAAACTTACCTTTAATATTCGGCAAGCTCTCTGCACCAAACATTGACGGAGCTTGTCCTGCTTTCAGATAAACGTTTGTCAATAAAGGCACTTTGAACTTTTGCGCCGAGCTATCAAGAGCAAAGAAACCGCAAGATCCGTTTGTGCTGACTGAGCTTGTGAAGTTTTGATATGTTGTGCTTTGCAATTTTCCGTCAACCAACATTTGATAAATGTCTGGGAACATAGCTTGCGTGTATTCTGCACCATCACACCAAGCACCGCCATTAGGAACATCTGTTCGGATAGTGTATTTAATATCGCCGATGTTGCCGAATGAGCCTGTTTTAACAACTGATGCACTCTTTTCAGCTTCTTCTGCCCAATGCTTAGCAGAGCCTTGAGGTTGCTCGGAGATAGTACCAACAGCCCACTTGCGAGCTTCTTCTGCACTTGCATCTATTTGGGCTTGTTTTTGTGCCGCGTTTGTATTAAAAGCCTGAGTTTTCGAAATATCATTAGAATTATAAGCATCAAGTTTCTGTTGAGCGTTAGTGTTAAACTCTTGTGTCTTCTGTGCCGCGTTTGCATCAAAAGCATCGACAATTCCTTGCGCTCTATCTGCTTGCGCTTTAGACTCACTGGCAGAAGAAGCGGATGCAGTCGCGCTGTTTTCGGAATTAACGGCAGCTTCTTTTGCCTCAACAATTTTCTGATTGAACTCTAGTAACAGGTCGTCACCGGTGGTTGTATCTGTAGGCAATGTCTTTACCGCTCTTTTTATTTCACGAGCTAATTCCTGAATCTGCTGAAAACTCAAGTCGTCAGCATTCATTACCTCAACAGGAAACAATCTTTTTTGGTTATCAAATTCATAATCACTACCAAGAGGAGTCTCTCTTTGAATAGTTAAAACATCCCCATCATTCAATACAGTATCTGTTGGCAATGTTGGAAATTCAATAACTTTATCATTAACGAATGTATATCTTGTAGAATCCAAAAGCTCTTGAGCTCCGTCTTTTCTTAAGAGATACACCTTGACATAATCTCGATTTAGGTACGGAAAGCCAATAGAGAATTGCGTGGCTACTCCGTTACCTAAATACTGATTATAAACCGGCACATTTTGTGTGGACATTACAATCTCCTAGCTAAATTTTCAATAAGTGTTTTAGTTTCTTTGATACCAGAAACATTAACCCCAGCAGCTTTAACGACATTTTCAAGAGCTTTTTTCTTAGCTTCTTCCTTGTCTATATTTGTTTCTGCCGTCCAATAGTCTTTTGTATTTACACCTATGTTAATGAAATTCTCGATATAAGTCAATGCAGTTATCTCAGATGAATACAACTGTTCACCGGCAACGGCACGACCTACCATTCCACCAATACCATAAGCAGGGAAAATTGACGAACCAGTAGAGGATGCAATATTTGATGTTATCTTACTTTTAAGTAAATCCTCTGCACTGTATATTCCTTGTTTAGCCCAGCGTCTGCGTTTATCTTCATCAGCTCCTTCCCATTCCAGCAGGTATGACATTGAAGCCTCGATCATAGGAGCAATAACACCGGCAACACCAAGGAGTGCCATTGCTTTAATCTTGCTGCCATACATTAAATCAGATGTAATCAAGCTGTTAATACCGACAAAGTAAGATGCAAACTTGGTTATAAATCTCTTGTTTCCTTGCAACAATGGCGGACGAGAACCTGACGATGTATCGCCTTGATAACGTCTAACCATACTATCGGCCTCAAGTCTGGCTTGTGCGTCAGTCATTCCTTCTGCAAGTGATTTTTTATATTGAGCTTGCCATGTAGCATACGAAGCAATAGCATCGCCATAAGCAACGAAGAACATTCCGAAAGTATTAAGCTTCTCGAGTCCTTTCTTGGTTTTTCCGCCTTCAAGAAAACCTATGCGTCTAATATCAGCAAGGTGTTGCTCTGGGTTAGAAAAACGCTCATTCATGTAGTTACTGCAATCTTTTGCTTTTCTGATTATAGAGAACCAGCTAATCGGGTTTGCAGCAAACGGCAGAATTTCAGAAAGCACTCTGAAAGTTCCAATTCCTTGCATGGCTGGAATAAAACCGAGGGCTTGGATAATAACCTTAATCGGACGCCAACCAAGAATAGCCACCGATGACATACTATCAAGGAATCCGAGTCCCTTACTTACGGCATCAGGACGAATGGATTGAGTAAGCCAGTTTTGCAAAGCCTTAACACCGCCATCGCCGAATCTGTTTCTGAAATCTTTGTTTTGAATCAAACTGTAAAGATTCATATATGGTTCGGCAACATTAATCATCGAAGACATTTGATATACCCAAGTCTCAAGCGGCCTTGTGTTAAGATATAAGTCGCCATGAGGGATAAGCGTTCTATCCCTCTGAAAACCGTATGTCGGAAATGCACTCGACATATTCATAGCAGACGCATCGTCGAAATCCTTACCTACCGCAACAGCCTTCTTCATAGCTGGATAATATCCACCTTTGAGGGTTTGACCATCAGAGAATGTGAGTTCTTTAGGCTCAACCATCTTAAGCTCAGCACCCATGATACGTCTTTGAGCTTCTTTGAAATCGCCGACGTTTTCCTCAAAGAAGTCCCAAACTTGTTGTGCCGTAGCTCTGAGTTCTTTCGGAGCTTGGTTTAACAAAGAATACAAATCATCGCTTGTAAATCCTTCGTATTTTTCATTAAGAGTCTTAACGATACATTTAATATTGTGTTCGTTACCAGAGTTCAGCATAATTGCCAGCAACTCTTCCATATTAAACGAGCGACCGTCAATAATAAATGTCTCTTGCTTTCTGTTCATTATAGGCTTAATTATTTCAGCTAATCTGTTCCCTCTTTCTGTGATCCATTTAGCTTTTCTTGTTAATCCTTCCATAAACGGCAGAACAAAATCATTAAACACATTTCTCGGCAACACCTTACTCAGCAAGGTCTCTTTCATAGCCACATCGCCGAGGATGAAGTTTTTAACTATGTCTTCCTCTTTCCAAATGCTGCGACCTTCTTCGTCAAGTTTTTCGATTGTGCTATCTACCGCGTCTTGGATGAATACCTTACGCTCTCCGATTTGAATCTCTCTTGACTTTTTGGACACGTTTTCAAGCAATCTCAGCGCGCCGTTTAATGTAGCAAAATCCTCAACGGTCATATTCTTACCGTTAATGTTGCTGGCATTATTCAGGAACGGAGCGGTTTCAAGCAACATGTCCTTCGCCAAGAATGTCTCTTTATTCTGCTCGTTTACATAGTTCTGAATGCGAGCACTGACAGCTTCCGAGTTTGCCGGTTTCCTACCTGTATATCCAAAGTTATACAAGGCAGAATGGATAATATCCCAGACTTCACCCTCGATAACTCTGAGTTGAGATTTCTTAGGTGTGAGCGTTTTGTACTTTTGGAAGTGCCTATCAAAACGTTTTACCGTAGCACGTAAAGAATATCCACGCATAAGCATGTAGTTAAGAACGGCCGCCCTGTATCTTAGTTTGCCAGCTTCGTTCATATCACCTTTGCGTTCGGCAATACGATAACGCTCTGTTACCGTATTAAGCTGATTTATAAGACTGTCAATATTTGACGCGTCTTTTGACTTCATTCCTTGGAAGGCTTTTTCTGCACTGCTTACAAGGTTGGCATAGTATAATCCGAACTGGTCGAGGTTAATACCTCTCAACATCATGGCCTCTTGCAACTGCGCTTTAATGGTCGCAATGTTACGAGATGCTGCGTCAACGTCTGATTGTTCTAATTCAGGATAGTTTTCTTTGAGCCAAGAATCAGCTTGCTCTTTGGCCACGCGTGCTGCGGTTTCTTTGGTGGAGTTATTGTTATTCAAAAACTCAATTAACTCATTCACACTGCCAAACTCACCTTGTCTGACAAAGACCTCGGCGTCCATTCCGTTCTTGTTAAGGAAAACATTTTTCGGTTTGATACCTTCAGCTAGTTTTCCCTTCAAGCTCTCAGGATTGATTTTCAGCTCATACACGGAATCCCAAGTTTGAAGTTGTTTGTCTTCTTTGAAGGCCTCAGAAAAAGCATCGAAGTATTTATCATAAACAGCCTTATATTCCTCAGTAGCTTGCTTCTCGGCAATCTTAGCCGTCTCTGTTACGGCAGTAGAAACAGTCTGAGAATGAGCTCGACGAGTTAAAGCAAGATAATTATCCCATTGTTTATCAGACACTCCTTCGGGGCGTTGTACCGCACCATAGCGTTCTTGCTCTCGAATAATGTTGGCTTCGTTTTCTTTGATAAAGATTCTATCGTAGAAATCAGTAATGTTCTTGCTTAACTTAATTTGTTTCATGCCGCGTAATGTGCGATATACACGCATAAATAAATCTCTGAACATATCAAACAAAGCCTCGAACTTCGTTGACGGAGCTTTACCGGTAGCAAGATATGTCGTAAATCCTTCTGCCAGTTTTTCTTTTTGCTCGCGTGTGAAATTATATTTACCATCGACAGGTTTAGCACCAAGCCATTTAGCAGCATTCTCTAACTGTTTGCCCCAGTATTCTGTAACCTGACCGCTGTTATATGCGCGAACAAGCATATCCTCATAGAAGTGCATAATCTCATGAGCGAATGTGGTCGGGTTTGATTCTTTGGTTAATTTCAACAACATTTGTTCTGGATCATAAAATCCTGCGATAGTGCCTTCGGTTTTGCTAAATAAGGTATCCATCCCTTCCATAGCTTTAGCTGTTTCTTCGGTGATGCTCGGCTCTTGTGTCACCACACCAGCGTCAGCCTCATCAACCTTCTGAGCCATAGATATGGCGTCATCAACAGTGTAGCCATCTTTAGCGGATATAACAGTGACAGGGGTGTCTTGTCCTTCTCCTGATAATACAGCAGAAGAAACGGCTGTGTTTCCTTTGACAACGACGTATTCTCCTTGTTCGTTTTCCCAGAGAATAACGTTAGCACCTTCGCTACGGTTGTAAGGCAAATCCATTCCAGCGAGCAAATCATTAGGTGTGAGTTTGCTTAAATCAAGTTTCTTCTGTTTTACCTTGTACCCTTGGAGTTTCTTACTTCCAAACCAACCTGATTTCGGTTGCATTTTCTTTGCTTCGGTATCCGCTCTACGAGTGCGTCTATCGGCTTCAATTTTAGAAATAAAGTCGTTAATCAGCCCTTCCTCAGTCTGCCCTTCCTTAAATGTAGATACTGCCGAAAATACTTGTTTAGCAAGGATGGCATTAGCAAGAGCTTCGTTTTCATCCATATTGCCACGCAAACGTTCAACGACTCTGTTAATAATACTATCTTTATTTTCCAAGTCGGCTTTGATTTCTGGCATCTGCCCCATAATATCTTTGATATAGGAATCAGCCTCAGCCTTAGACATCGTGTCTTTACTGAATGTAATATCCTCTTTTATTTGTTGGTAAAGAACATCGTTTTCAGGATTGAAAATAATTTCATCAGCGGTTTCAAAATCAATAGCGACCTTACCGTCGTTCATGTTAGCTTCGTCTATTTTGGCTTGCAAATCCAAACCAGCCAACTGAATAGCCAAGTCATCATTGGTCTCAGCTAACTGCATTAAAGCCAATGCACTATCGACATCAATAAACACATTCTCAGGAGCGACACCTTCTTGAACAAGAATCTTTGTCTGTTCTTTATAGACATCAGGCGACATTTTTCTCAGCTGGCTTTCGCTCTTGCTCTGCATATATTGTTCTGCTGTGTCGAGGTTTTTCATACCTTCACCAACACGATCGACGACATTTTTCGGTTTGCCTTTACTGTTGGCAAATTTTCCGGCGGAGTTGTCGATAGCCATACCTACTCCAGCTATTCCGCCACTAAGCAAACCAGATGATGATGCTACATACATAAAAGTCTTCAACTGTTCAATATCGTAATCAGTAGCGTTACCAGAAGCTATATTTTGAAGCGTGGTAAACAAATTCTCGCCAGAGCCAACCAACGCACTACCATATCCAACGTCTTCTCCTTTGGTCACCATGTCATTTATTGCGCTTGTCATGGCGTTTTGAACTACTTCTTCGGATGCCTCAGATGAACCGCTAAGAACAGCTGCTTTTGACAACTCAGCAAACTTAGCTGCAAATGTTTTCTCGAAAGCAGGGCTCTTAACAATAGCTTTTGTAGCGCTATCTGCAAACATCTTTTTGGCGACGGCAGGATAAATAAATTTATTAGCCACCGCTCCAAAACCTAAACTTGCACCTACAGACTCCACCGCACCGGTAAGACGTCCGCTAACCTCAGCAATCTCTCTTTTGTTTTGCTCGCTCATCATTGGATATTCGTTGCTTAACTCTTCATAGGTCGCACCCATACCAATGTTCGCCGCTTTGTTATAAACCAAACCAGCTTGAACCGGAGCTTGAGCTAATTTAATTATACGGCCAGCAAGTAATGCAGCTCTACCTAAATTGGCGGCTGCTACGGGTGCAGTTCCGCCACCGGTTACAGGAGTTAGTGCGGATGCGGCTACACCCATAGCAATAGAAGCACCGATTTCAGGAGCAAACTCAACAGCCGAAGCCCCGAGAGAACCAAGAGTAGAAGCAAAGCTCAAATCACTTTCATACTGACGGCCTGATAAATCCTCGTTGTATCTGTCTATCTGACGAGTTAATCTTGATATAGAATCAACATCTCCAGCCTCTTTGGCATCCATAAGCTCTTTAGTCAAAAGACTTTTTTCCATAGACAAACGAGATGTTTCGTAAGCGGATGATAGTCTATTCCAAAATCCACTTTCATCAAACTTACGCTGACTCAAAATGTCTTCTTTTCTTCTTAACTCGTCTTCGTGACTCTTAATGACAGAATAAAGGTTGTTATTGGATAAAGATTTAGCTAATCCACGATAATCAAGATATTTATTTAATTGGAGTCTTGAGTTTTCAACTTCCGTTTTGTAAAGATTGTAATCGCTCATATATGCAGACGGGGCGTTTGCTATCTTTTCTCTATTGTTGAAAATCTCTGCTGCTTCCTCTGCTGTGGCTTTTTGAGACAAACTGTTATCGTTGATACCGTTGATTACATCTTCACTAATCATTCTGCGACTCCTTGATGTAAGAATAAGCTCCCATAAGTTTATTGCTTATAAGTAAATTTGCAACCTCTTTTTTATCTTCATCAGAAAGATTATCAAAAGCATCGTCGCTCATTTGAGATGCTATATTCTCAATCAGATCATCATAAGAAATAAATTTAGATGATTTAGATAGTTTACTTCTTATTGCCGGTATTCCTTCGGAAATCTGGATTAGAGGAGCTAACCCTTTCTCTGACTTGTACATATTTGCGCGAGCGGATGCAGCTAATCCTGAGGCTGTTATTTCATCAGGATATTTGCCGTTGATACTGTAGTAAGATAACAGTTCGTCCTTCATGTATTTTTTGAACAAGCTATATACGGGCAGAGTATTAGATGCCTCGCTACCGGTAACGGATTTATACGACTTACTGATAACATCATCTACCTTATACCCGTTCTTCATAGCTCTATTCTCAAAATCTCTGTACTTTTGAACAGACGCCAGCTTATCAAACACTTTGGCTTTGTTCACGGGGTGCAGATCTTGAGTGATTAAGTCTGAGTAATTGCTATAATCACCCTTATCAATCCTGTCAAATATTTCGTCCATTTGAATTGATTGAGATAATATAACTTGTTTTTCTACGTTGAACTCATCAAGCTTTTGCATGTAATCATTTCTGGCGTCATCATTTTTATATATAATGCCAGAACTTCTAGCAGCTCTAATACTATTATCTAAAGCTTTGTACTTATTGACGCCGTCGTTCATCTCGATGAGATTTGCGGCCAAGATTGAGCCGTCTAAATCCTTTTTCATTTCTCCGGTTAAATTAGCCAAAGAATTTTGAGCGTTTGATTTTGTATTGGAGTCCGCATAAGGATTATTGATGATGGACATCAAAGAATAAGCTTGAGACGCCTGTGTATTGAGACGTTCGTTTTTAGCATCGTTAAGGCCTTTAACTAAAGTGGTTTCCTTTTCCTTGGCTTTCTGAATAACCTGAGCCTTGAAAACATCCTCACCATATTCAGCGATAATAGGCTTAATCATCTCATATTCGTCTAGGCTGATTGTCGTCATAACATTAGCACCTTGTGCATTCAATTCAGCAACTCGAGAGCTATCCCTATCAATCAAAGCAGATATAGCGGCCTGCTTTCTGGAGGTAATATTTCCGGCAGACATATTATTTTGATACAATCCCGTCTGCAAAGTCATCATGGCTTGAACAGGATTTTCTGTTATCATTCTGTCTATGCTTGAATTATAAGCAGCATCAAGCAGTTTTTTAGTCTGCATTTCCTTATATTCCATAGGGGAATCAGGATAACGCTGCCCCATTAAATAAGCTATTTGCTGGCTGAAATTGGCCACGTTGTTCAAGTCATTATCTTTTGAAATAGCCTCTGTCAGCTGGAAAATGCGGCCGTCAGCTTGTTGCTCGTTGAATGTATTGAGTTCGGATGCGACATAACTACTAAGCGAATTTATACTCGTAGCCATGTTCGAAGACATCTGTTTTTGAACCTCATCTATTTGTTCTTGGTTTTCAAGATATAGAGTGCCATCAGGAGTGGCTTGACTGTATCCTATTCTGTTGGCCATATATTCATTTTGCCACATATGGAAAGCGTCAATCATACCGTTGGCGTTAGAACCTTTATATGTGTTTTTCAACTCAGATATTTTCTTGACCTTCTCGACCTCATAATCGTTCATAAATTGATTTACGATACCTAAGTCTCTTTGCTTTTTCATGTCCAAGAATGTATCACCATATTCAGCGGTGGCATCGCTAAACTGCTTAGCTTGACGCTTAAGATGAGACGTGTCTCTCAGAGCTTCCGGCTCTTTGATATTTAATTTTGTTCTTTCTGCTGTGTTCGCAATAATTCTTTTATCGTACTGAGGTATCTGCATCTTATGCTCCTAATGTCGGTTTGCGTGTGGGGATTGGGGCATATCCTTTAATCTCACCACCAGAAGTAAGAGAATTGTCTCGTCCCATGTTTTCCCAGCCAGAAAAATAACTTAAAGCTCCAATCTTCAAAGCCCCGATTAATCCGCTCGTCAGTGCTTCGCTTTGAGCTCTCTTCTTAGCAATACTTCCGGCTTCTCTATAGTAATCAGCTTGAATGTCAGCCATATCAGCTTGAGCGTTTACAGACGCGTACTTAGTCATAGCTTCTTTACGGATAGCAGCCGTGTTCTTAGCTATATTATAATCCGTGTTAGCGATTATTCCTTTGTAGCTCTCAGACTCTACATCAAAGCCGCTTGCGCTCATGGCAGCTCTTTGTTCTCCACGAACCTTGAGACCTTGCTCTCTAACCTTGTTCTCATAGTCATAGCTCTGCTGAAGAATATCTTGAGCGTCTCTCCTTAATAGCTCGGCATTCTGATTAAGTTGCCAAGCCTGAAAATCATAGGATTGCTGGGTTGAATAACCGGCAGATAATGTAGGGATGATGCTAAAGAAGTTATTAGCAGCGGAAACACCAAGCTGAATCTGCTGTTGAGTGTTAAGGTAAAACCCTTGTTCATTTAGTTTGTTTGCCATCAGTCAACCTTCCTAACAATAAAAAGTTTCTTTTCTCCTCGCCGTGAACTAGATTTTTTATGAATCTAAATCCGTTATCTTTTAACAGCTTGGCGTATTTATGATTACCTTTATATACAATAGAATACAATTTAAAATCAGGCAAGTCTCTAATGATAGATGAAAATGTTTCTTTTAATGTCTCAGTGTCAGAATATCCTAATGTAGTAGACACCACAAAAACGCTACACTCATTCACATCTGTAGGCATCACAAACACACTATAAGCAACCTTGTTATTATACATAACGGTTTTACTTACAGAAGAAGATTCAAATAGTGACATCAATACATTGTGACTAACTTCTCCGTTCACGGCCTTAATGTCCAATAACGACTGTACGGACAAATGATGATAAAGAGATAACAAATGCTTCTTTTCTGTTTTGATTATACTATATTTTATCACTATAAGAACTCCCCAAAGTAATACTCTGTACCAATGCAGGGAACGGACTCTTTTGTTTAACAACGAAACTGCTTTCAAAATTAAATCCGTCTGCAACCTTTAACCTTAATTTTCCACTTTCAAGAGGTATGTTTTCACCAAAACTAGCTTGAGTATATGGTTTAATTTCATACATCTTATTTTCGTTTTTACCATACCATAAACCACGACTGCGGTAATAAGCCAATACACCGTCGTTAATTTTTCTATCAATACCAACTGTGCTGTTTCCTGAGCTAAACTTAATCTCGTTAGGTATGGTCTCAATAGTCCCTTCATACGGTAATCCCACAAGGACGTTGTTAGCCAATACAGGCAAAACAAGAACACCGTTAGATACATCGAAACCTTCATAAACGCTCGTGTCCGCCATAATGGTAACCTTCTGCCCATTGAATCTATCAAGACCGGATATTTCTTTAACACCATCAATACCGTTATCCACGAGAGTTAGCACATCCCCATCAACAGTAATAGTGTCATCAGTTACTTGAGTTATCGTATATATGGTATTTTTATCTATACCACCATAAGCGTTGCCATTAACAGTCGGCTCTCCTTCTGTATATCTTATAATAGTTTCTGTCTCACTATTTGTTACCTGTTCATCTTCTGATGAATTGTAACTATAAGTAAATCCATTAACCAAAATTTCATTTCCAGAATAAGAAGATATAGCACCGGCAACTTCAAAAACATCACCTGACTTTATATAAAAATTAACACCTGACACGAACTCTGTTATATATATACGGTTGAAGCTTGGATTTATGGTTTCAATAAAATCACCGGCCTCATAGCGAGAGTACTTTTGTTTTGAGTTCACAGATATAGATGTCGAAAATAAGGTTTTAACATCGTTTGTTACAGAGTAACCGCTGTTTCTCCAAACTCTATTCAAATCAAGAGAAGGTGTTTCAGAATATATAAATACGTTTTCCTCCTGCCACAAATAGTGATTTTGAGTAAAACTCACACGCTGATATCTTCTCCAGCAGTACCATTTTTTTGAAACGCTGTTGGTATCATAAGCTTTATATGTTGTTGTTTTAGTTGTCGTTTTCTCTTTTTTATATTCTCTCCAGTTACTGATAACTCTGGTGGCACAATCAAGATGCCAACTGTCGTTAATATCCTGAACATTGTTAATATATGGCTGGAAACATTCAATATATTTTTTACCATAACGCTCTACGGCACAATAAACCAAATCGTTCTCGTCTTGGTCAACTGAACAGATATTTCTAAAGAACCCATCTTTGGTTGTGTGCATGTGCCACGCATATATATTTTCTTCTCTAAGATATGTTAATCCCAGTAAAACACCGTCGCTTCTTACCGCATACATAACACCATATGGCGTATCTCTATATGATATATATCTAATAACATAACCATCCATTAAATCACGAGCAAGAATATCGAGGTTTTGTCCTGAATATCCGTTTAACTCATAACTGTAAACGAAGTTCGAAACAGTGTTCAAAGAGCTGTCTATATACAGAATTGACTTTCTTGTAGCGAATGGTCTGATACCAGAACTACCAGTATAGCTCTCGATATATGCGGCCATGCTACCAGCAGAAGTACCGGCAACACGCCAGATTTTACCTTCTGTAAATACAATTAAATCATCCATTGGAACGAAGTCTGTGATAGCGTCAAGCGTACCAGAATTGAATGTCAACTCAAATCCTTCGTCAGCAGCTTGAATTAGTGTACTCGAAAAGTCTTCCGGCTCTCCGACTCTACTACCCCAGAATGTACTTGGTTTCTCTTGAGTGTTACCCAAAATAAGTCTCTGATTCCAATATCCAACAGTGGCCGGATAGTTGCCTTCCTTAAACTCATCAAAACTTTCCTTGGGGCATTTTGTTTCATCAAGAGCAAAAGACAAATCTTTGAACGAGAAATCTTTTTTGTTCTCATATTTTATAGTATAGCAGTGGAAAAATTCACCGCCTTTAATACGATATATATTGAATTGCTTAATATCATCATGATTTCCCGGGCGACTAAAAGAAACTACAATAGGCTGATTCAATAAGTCGATATCACTTTTTATGACATTACTATAAATTGGCAAACCTTCCAACCCGTCTTTATTAACAACAGCAACAGCATATTGCCAACCGTCGAAATTAACAACCTCATTAGAATTATCTGCTGCATCAGCCTTGATGGTAACAGACGCAACCTGAACGACACTGGGATTAAAGACAAGATTCCTTAATGTCCATTCTGTATCTGTCTTGCGTTCCAAAATTGCTGGCGGATATTTCGGATGAACTAAATACATCTTGTTTTTGTTTTGGGTGTATTTTATGTCCGACACATCACCTTCAGCATAAGTAGTCGTTACTTCATACGGTACGTCATCTTTTTTAACAAGCTCTCCGTTTTTATAGAAACGTATATATTTATCGCCAAACTCTAAGCAGAGTCCGTCTTTTCTATTGTAAATAAACGGTATAAGATTGATGTTTTTATTTCCAAGTTTTGCCTCAGCAATGAACTTAGTTCCCACACGATAGATAGCACCACCAGCAGGACGAATGACGAAGTTCTCGCATTGCTTGAGTCCAGAGGATAGCTTGCTAAAGTCAATACGACTAAATAACTCGGTAGAGATAATACCACTTGAAAAACTTGGTTGAGTAATGTTTGCCTGTGCCATTATCCCCTCACATCAATATAATAGTTATCCTCTACGTTTAAGTGATTATCGTCCTCTCCCACGGATTGAACCCTAGCTTTAGCATCAGCCTCTTGTATCTGAGCCGCAATTAATTTAACATCATCTGCACTTTGTCCGGCTAATTTAGCTAATCTTAAAGCTATCTCCAAATAGAGTAATCTGGTAAACAATGCAGAGAAATTATCTTCCAATTCCTCATTATAAATATATTCGGCAAAAGGAGTCTCGGAATCTACCAAGACAGCCTTTTGTTCTCCGAACATAGCAACCCGATTGTTATTAGGTAAAGTAGTTCTAAAGTTTTTATTTCTGTAATCATCAGCACTTGAGAACATATTAAGCACTCTCAGGCAATCCTTAGGGTAACTATATGCGAACTTATGTCCTTCGACATCTTCCCCAATTCTTGCCAACTCCTCAAACTTAACAGCGAAAGTCCAAGGATAATTACTTAATACTTCTTTTCTGCAAGTATCGTAAAGACGTTTACATCTCTCAGCAGCAACGCTGTTTTCATCAAGAGATTCTATCGTTTCATCATATCTTGCTTCAATAAGTGCCAAATTACAAATTTCAACTTTAGATGTCATTTTTAGCCTTCGGGTTAATTTTCTTTTCTAAACTTTCAATTTTTGCTTCGTAATCTTGTACCAACTTTCTCTTTTCAGACTCAGCTTCCAAAATTACTTCTTTAACATCCTTACCTTGCTTTTTGTAGGTTTGGATTTTTTTTACAACAACTTCTTGTTTTTTATCAAAAACTTCTTTTTCTTCAAACCAATTTTTGTTGACACCGATTGCCAACTCTTCTTCCATATTAACAATATCTCCGTAATTGTAAATACGTTTATTGAAAAATACTCTATCAGCTACACAAACAAATTCTTTCATCTTTATAATCCCTTAAAAGTAAGGGGCGGAACTAACCGCCCCAAACATTTAGTGTTGAGCCAAAGGAACACCAATAAAGGCGTCCAATTTACCAGTGTTGACAGTATCACATTTTACAGTGACGAAACGCTTCAAACCGGCAGGCAATTTAATTGAATATTGAGCTCCAGCTTTGATATCTGTCAAAGTAATGTTAGTACCGGCTACTGCGATATTAACAGAAGCCTCGGCATCACCATGATACAAAGACAAGATAGTAGCAGTATCATCCATATCGCTATTAACGTGTACATTCAAATAACCAGCGCCATGTCTGTTTACAGACAAGTCGTTGCTTGCAGAACCCAAATCAATGGTGTTGAAAGATGTTGCGCTAGAAGCCACAGCGTCTTTACCCAAAATAGTTACGTTATCTAACAAACTCATAATATATCTCCTTATGCTACAGCTTGTTCATTTTCGGAAATCATTTCATCCATACGAACAGGACAACCTAACAACATAGTTACTTGTTCGCCGAATACATTTTCACGTGTGTAGTAAGCGTTATCTTTGCTATTCATGCGAATTTCGATAGCGGCTTTCAAGCCACGAGAAACGTAAATGACGGCTTTAGCACGCAAGGTTGCAGGCATTCTGTTCAACAAAATAATCATTTTGTTTTCATCAAAAGTGTCTACGCCCGGAGCTGAAACGTCGATGTTGCAGTAACGACCGATAGCACGTTTATCGGCAACACAAAGACCACCGGAAATTTCTACATAGTCTTCGTAAACTTCCAATACAGAACCGTCTTCCATATCTTTAGAACGACGACCTTTGTCTTCGTATTTAACACCTGCGGTAGAACCACGCGGATAAGCCATGAACGCACCATTGGTTACATCCCAAGCAACTACATAAGCAGATGTGTTTTTAGCACTACTACCAGCGCCACCAGAAACAACCATTTCGTTGGCCAAAGAATCAACATAGGATTCAATACCGTCGAAAGAAGCGGCATTAGCTTGCTTGTTACCATAGATAATGTCAGAATCAAATTCTTGACCAATACCCATAATAACAGCACGAGATTGCTGGTTGCGGTATTCCTGTTTGTTCGGAGCTAAATCTACCAAACGAGCATCATACCACGGACGGTTTCCACGAGCAGAAAGACCAGATGTCATTTGTTCAGTAGAACCGATGTTGCCTTTAACACCTTTGTTGTACATCAACAACTCAGATTTCGGCAACGATTTACGACGTGAATAAATATGTTGTACGGTATCGTTAGCCTCAACCCATACAGCATCTTTCAAAATCGGAGTTTCTTTTTGAAGAACTTCCGCTACGGTAAGCAAGTTACCATTCGGGGCAATCTGATTCATCAAATCAAGAAGAGTACCCTGTTTTGCTACTACATTAGTAACCATATCTTTTCTCCACTAATCTTTATAAGTCAACATAGGTTGATTATATCTGTCGACCGGACGCTTTTGTGTCTCAACGGTCTTAGAACCGCTCAACAATCTAGCATCCTCAATCTCTTTGCCAATTCTTGCAAAGGTCTTGACAATAACCGGATGACCTGTGAAATCAGTGTCTTTCAACAAAGCAACTAATTCAGATCCGCCAAACTTAGCAATAGCATCGTTAGCTCTCTTCATGTTAAGGTCAAATTCTTTGCCAAAATCAGCATCAGATTCAAGAGATGTTTTCCAACCAGATTTAATCTCTTCCCATTCTTTTTTAGAAGCTTCCGCATCAGCCTCAGCTTGCTTCTGCCTCTTAGTATTTTCTTCTGCTGCCGTCTCAATCGACCAATCAACAAATGCTTGTAATGCCGCTTGGTCTTTGAAACCAATCTTATCAACGATAGCAGAAAATTTGTTTTTGTCTTCATCAGACACCGACATACCCGCTGGCAACTTGATAGCACTCAAGTCAATTACCGGCGCAGACTCATTCGTATCAACCCCTTTATCGACCTCTTGAGTCTCGGTATTAGTTTCGGTTTGCACCCCGTTTTCTTCAACGTCCACAGAGGTTGTCTCAGCAGCTACTTCGCCGCTGTTATCAACCTCAGAAATCCCTGTATCTGCAACAGTGTTGTCAACCATTATTGGTTCTCCTTCTTCCTTGTTCGTCAAGCATTAATTTAAACTTTTCAGGACAATGGTAGACTAATAAATTGAAAAAGTCAATAGCTGGCTTTTTTAATCCACTATCATACTCGTTTCTTATACCAGACGGCACTCCAACGGAGAAATCAACACCGCAACTTTCCAAGAAGAAATTATAGAAAAAATCCCTTCCATCCACAGTGTTCATTATCCGTTGAAGTTCACCAATCTGATTATTATCCATTATCCTAACAAATCCTCTATCATTCCGCCGGAAATCGTTTCGGCATCAGCATAGTCCTTAGCTGCTTTAGCCCCACGCTCTACAGCTTCCATCTGCATAGCTGCATTCTGCTGTTGAGCCTGAGCCATAGCCTCTTCTTCTTTATCTTTCTTGATGTCGGCATCTGTTCTTACCAGACTCAAGTCAAGACCTAATCTGTCAGCGTAGAAGTTGCTGATGGCCATAATATCCGGCTTACGCAAAGCATCAGGATTAATTGAACCAGCAGAAGCAATAAACTGCAAGAATCTTTCTACACCGGTCAAATCGCTGATTTCTTGAGCCATAGACAACAAAGATTGATATTTGATGTTCAGCTCTTTGCCCTCCAAGCTCGCCGGCATATCAGGAAATTCGCCGTTCTCTAAACCAATCAAGAATGCGTTTTGAATCAATGGCTTTAAGAACTCGTTTTGTAATCTCTCGGTAACAGACCCAAGCATAGTCAGTTTTTCTTGCTGGATGCCCGAAGCCTCCGTGGCCGACATAGTCTTGTCTTTGTTCAATAAAGCATAGAACAAATCATTGTATGTCTGGCTGTACAAACGCTGACTGATTCTGTTAATGTTCTCCAATGCCTCGCGTGTCTCATAGACAACGTTAAACAGTGGTGTGAAACCATTAACATCATTCGTGTAAGTAATACCTTCAGCTGAAATATCCTTTACGGCATTTTTCAATTCAAGGCTTGCTTTTAGCGGTGGGCTTACTTTCTTCTTGCTTGCTCTAGCTAAGTCTCTTTCGTATGCTTGCAAGCTCTTAACGTCACCCAAAATAATCCTTCCGATACCATTACCGTAAACAGGATTACCGACCTTATCCCAGCGTGCGACAAGATACGGAAAATAACTCATGCCTTTATATTCGAGAAAATCGCTGTCTTTAATATCCTCTACGTAATAAACAGAGATAAACGGCTTATTCATCTTGTTTTTCCATTTCGGCAGATAACGAGGATTTGGTTCGATAGCATGAATGATATTGTACATCTCTTCGGTGTTATCTCTCTCAAGCTCTCTCTTTATCTTTTCAGGAATCTTTTCTCCGAATGTCTGCCACAGCTGAATAGCTGACATAGCAAAACGACGGTAGCAAGTATCAATGATGCCATTAGCACCTTCAGCTAAGTAATATTCGCCTACCGTTGTCGGTATAAAATCATAAGTTAATTTCGGATCATACTGCATACCTACGACGTTCGCACCAAACAGGCTTGATTCGTAGTATGAGTTAAACAGAAATTCGTACAAGCTCGCATTGTTAAACAGCTCGTACATTCTGCGAGACACCTCGCTGAGCCAGATATTCTCTTCTCTGGTCTCATCATCAACACCCAGCTTAAACCAGCGTAGCCTTCCCGGTGTCAAATTGCTAACCAAAGCTGCCGCTAAGTTTTTAATATAGAATGCCGGCAGAGTGTTAATATTCTGCTTGTAGTAAGAGTCTTTCTTGATTTTCTTCTCTGATACAGGTTCGTTAAAGCAGCCGCAATCAGGAGCAAGATAATCCCTTACTTCCTTCCATTCCGGCTCATAGAGAGTCCGCAACTGTTTAAGAGTATCGAGCCTGTTATCAAAGTGTTTTCTTACAGTCAAATACTCTTGCATTATGCACCTCCGAGCTTATCCTCAGATGAGCCTAACTTACTGGACGACAAACCTTGCAGATTGTTTCTCACATTACGAGCTGCATTCGAGCGAGCCGCTAAACCTTGCTGCTCAGCAAGCATAGCTTTCTTACGCATAATCTCTTGCTCTCTCTGTGCTTCTTCCGCCCTCTGACGAGCCTCTTCAGCCGCAGCTTTTTGTTCATTAGCAGCCTTAGTACCTTGATATGCTTGCAACCCAGCCATACCAGCTGACGCCAAGCCAAGCCCTGATGTAACCGCCGCATTACCTGCTGCAATAGCACCACCTGTCGCTGCTGCTGTACCAGCCGCACCTGCCGCTGTAGCACCGGCCGCCGTTGTCGCACCTGCTGCACTAGCTCCTGTAGCTCCTGCACCTGCTGCCGCCGTTCCAGCTGTGGTCATTCCACCACCGATTGTTCCGGCTAAAGCGCCACCAGCCCATACACTACCAGCAACCAAAGCAGCAGTAGTCAAAGCACTGCCAAGCTCATCGCCGAAAACGCCGCTTAATACTTTGTTAAACGGCTTGGTTATTGTCTCTACAACACCACCCATACTTGCTTATCTCCTTCTTTTTCTTTAGATTCACAACCAAAAAATCTGTGCATCTTATTCTGCTTTTCACTAATCATACTAACTGTATAACCAATGTTACCATTTTTCTTATACAAATCAACTAGCTTTTTGAAGGGTCTCAAAACTTTATATCCTCTTTGCCGGTCAAACAATATCCAGCCCTGATATATTTTCTCGCGCTCCAAAGTAAAGCACATTATTCCGCACACTTTTCCCTTGCTATCTATGCAAGTATAAGATTCGTCTGTAAGCAAATGCTGATGAAAGTAATCTCTTTCTTTTTCGAAGAACTCCTTACTTTCATCAGTCATATCTATTCTGCGCTCGTCTCCGTCTCTGTATTTTCTAAGCATTCTTTCTTTCCTACCGGAACATAACCATTGCAATAAATTCTGTGCTCAGGATAACGACGCCTGAAGTTAGCGTATGTTATTGTCTCGCATGCTCTCATTTCTTTACTGTTGCTGGCAGCCTCGATATTCAGCTGATATGAACCATAATCTCTCACATAGTTACAATGCAAGTGCATCTTGCCGTCCATACCATAAACCAGCACCATACCTTTGAACTCGAACTCATCGCTCGGATTAATATCAAATACTTTTCCCACCTTCAATCTCCTTTAATAAACCGGTGTTTCATCTTTAACGCTATTCCCTTTATACAGCAGACCAAGGGAATTGAACATATGATCTTCTTCTGAGATAGCATACCTAAGCATAATAGTCAAGTACCTAGTTGCATCCATTAAGTCGTCTTTCTCTTTGATTGGCTTGTTATCATCACCATAGCGGTAAATCTGCTTCTCTTTCCACCACTCGCTCAAGTGCTTAGCAACCTTGAACCGCCCTTCAAACATACGCTGTCTTACTTCGATGATTCCGACCTCCACCTTATTACTGCCATCCTTCGTCTTAGCGAACTCTGGTGTGAGTGTGACTCCTTCCTTATCGTACAACTCTTTGTACTTATAGCCTTCGGTCTTCTTCTCATCACCCACGCCGGACTCACGCATCAAGTCGTGCGGCCATGCACACGGTATCCACTCTCCGTGGTGTTTAATGATACTGGCATTCTCAGCCACCGTCTTGCCCGTGGTCTTAATCGCGTCATATATATATAGTACGTCATTAACCGGATCAAGCGCGCCCCACACCATAGCCTGAGGGTGTTCACCACGACCGAAGTCCAGTGCGGCCATTCTTCTCCATCGCTTCGGTATCTCACCCAAGCCATCAAACATAATGTCTTTATCCTCGACCGGATACACCAAACCAGTACCCATGGTCGGCACACCCATCATACGAGCTTTACGTTCGGCCTCACTCAAGCCGCTGTACAGTGACTCAATCTTTTTAATCTTTTCCGGTGTATAGTGTTCGGCCTCGTAGATATTCATGCAGACAAGGAACTTCTCGGGGTTATCGTGTCCCCAGAACTCCTGAACCAGCGGCGTCATACCCTTCAACGGTGTAAACGCCATGTACATGAATCCCCCAGTCGCACCCAAACGAGCTCGCAATTCACCAATCAAATCCGATGGCGGCTCTTCGTCGCAATACACAGCATCAATCGTCGCTGACTGCAAATTCTCACGCCCTTGTTCATACGACCTGAATTGCAGCTTAACCTTACATCCGCTCTTGTGCCGGATAAATATAGTATCAACCAAGCCCTTCACACCTCGGCTGCTAATCGAACCTTCCACGTCAATAAAGTCCGGATGGATACATCCGTCACGGAATCCCCTCGCTTCAGTACCGATAATCTTACTCTGCAAGCTATCACGCACCGTCTTGCTATCCGTACCGATAACCCAGATGTTAATCTCTTCTTCGCCATTCGCTGCATTCAATCGCGGCTTAATCACGTGCCCCGTCCACCATTCGGGATAATTACCAGTCAAGTGAAAGCATGTCTCCATGGTTCCAGCTAAAGTATTATGAGTAACTATAAAATCTTTAGTTACATAAAGACTATCCATGGCTTCAACTTTAATACATTGGCAAACACATCTGCCGTATGGTTCTATACTTTTAATTCCTATACCTTTGTTTACAGGATCTCCTAAATCTTGCCTTTCTGCTTTTCTCTTTAAATTAGATAAAGAGTATTTTGTTTTACCTAATCCAACTCTCCAAGACATGTGAGTGTTACCTTTATATCTTCCTTTTTTAACCCTTACGCTAGATTTTATACCTAAGCTCATGGCTATATCATAAACGTCCCTACACAACTGTTCACTAACAGAAAAAAATTCAACACTTCCATCTTTATAAATACAACCATCTGTATCTATTAAGCCTCTTAAAACTTCTAGTCTAATTTCTTTAGAATTGAATTTGTATAAATCAGGTATGCTTTTTCTATTATACTTACAACCCATTAAATCCATTTCTCTAAGGATGGAAATTAATTTATTATGTTTTGGATCATTAGATATAAAAGTATATGTTATAGTATCATCTTTGCGTTTAAGCTCACAGTTATAATCCTTAGCCTTATTTGCGCAATACTCTATTATTTCATCATCAATACTCGTAATGGTAACGGTGTTATTTAATAAACTCCCATCACCTAATAACAAGCCAAGCAAATATGGATCTAAAGGAACTTTGTTAATATTAAACCTAACTTCTTTAACCTGAGGTGTTATCAAACGCTCGCCTCTATTGAGCCTCATAACACATTCTTTGGCTGTATACGTGTGCCAAGACTTATGAAAAAATGTCCACAAATGCTCTGTATCACACCTAACCTCAGCCCCATTATGAAAAGTAATCTTATATATATCTCTTTCACCTTGGGGATAAACACCCACAACTCGAGTCGCTTCCCCATCACTTCCTATAACATAATCACCAACCTTAATGTCCCCCATTTTAACCCAACCGGTTGGAGTTAAAACTAGCTCATCAACAGGCTGACTCTTACCGGACTGGTTCGCACCACTGAGAATCCGCTCAGTCGCATGACTCGCGTGAAACTCCAACTGCTTACTGTACGGCTTATAATGAAGAAACCTACGGCGTTCCTCATCCTTTAACTGCTTGATTAACTCCCTGAATAAATCCTTATCATCCTGAACAATGCGCTTAATCGAACCTTCGTCCGTCAACGCGTCGATGATTATCTGCTCGTCGCGACCTACTTCCGTGCGCTCTGTGGTACTACTCATCGTTTACCTCTTTCCATTCAGCTTCCATCACTTCCTTCGCCTTAAGCAACTGCGCGTTACTCATAGCACCGATAACCTTAATGGCCAAGTCAACACCGCGCTCGACATTCTCTTCCTTATTCCGCTTATCAATCCTATCCATCTTGCGCTCTTGCATCCGATACAGCTTCTCAGCCCATCCGAACCGCTTACTCTCCATGCCATCCATGTCCTCAGTCGGTGTCTCGAATATCCGCCTCATACCTTCTTCGTACTTAGCACCCAACGCCTCAGCCTCGGCACACCTCAAATCCCTCTCGGCCTCAGGCGACACCCTCTTTAATACCCTCATGAACTGTGCATAATTCGGCAGCAACCCCCACCACTTCTTATCAAAATACTGCATGTCGTCCTGACTCAATGCCAGACAATCACTGTCCAACATCTGCTGGATACTGACCTTATTCTTACTCACCATGTCAAGCAACTGCCCTACCAAACTCTCAGCATTCGCTGCATCAGGTAAAAACTGCTGCCTCATCATTACTTCCTTCATGCTTACCTCCTCCCTGCTGTGATCCGTCTGAGCTCCGTGCCCCTTATTATTACGGGCAGAAAGAATGAAATCCTCCTCTCCTGACCGTTCGTCTCTGGAGCTATCTTATCCCCTGTCTCGATGATTGTCAATATTCAGTATTTCTGAACAGGTATCGTGGTGAGCTAGAATCTGTAGGAATGGGAGCTGTAGCGCGATGACCGCCGCCCAGTTTCTGCCCCACCCCTACCCCCTGTCTGAGGTATAAAAAAAGATTCTAAAGAGTGCGCGGTTTCCTGTTCGGTTGGTTGTGTGTCATTGATTCCATTCGCTTATTGGTTGCAGTGTTAAGCAGCGTATCAATCACGCGATTCGGATCAAGGACTCGCCGTGTGGAAATCCGAACGGCTCGCGGCCGCATCGATTCGCTGGCTTATTTACATACTATGTTATATCTTATCAGGCCTTACCGCGCCCACCAATCGACGAAATTAGACACAAAAACCCCTTGTTTTGTCCACAAAATTGAACTTATCCACAGAACAAAAGTAGAACACAAAAAAGTGCTTGACATCGATTTTTTTGGACAAATTTAGACAAAAAGCTAAGTCTTTGATTTTCCACAATATTTTTTCGTCATTTTATCTATTTATTGGAAAATCAATAAGTTAGCTATATACGCCCCGATTCGCAGGGTTGACGGAAATTATCGGTTGAAAAAAATCGGTAAGAAACCTTACCACCTAACCTATTGATATATATATATTATTATCATATTATCAATATTATTGCATATACATACCCATACGCGCGCGCGCACACACACGCGCACACATGCGCGCAACCCCTTTTATGTGGTAAGATTGGTAAGAAAAATAATATTTAAGGAAAAACAATAGCTTAGGCTATACAAACCTTACCGAATGTATAATTTTGGTAAGAAAGTTATACATTTATTTACTACACGTAATAAAAAAGAGGTTGACAGACCTTATTTTTTTGATAAGATAGACACATAAGGACGCCACGACGGAGTCCTAACAACAAAAGAGAGGTATTATGAAGATCATTATATTAATCAGTTTATTTATTCTGCCGTTTTTAACGCTGCGCGCGTTAGATAAGACAGCAGAGCAAAACGAACAAAATAACGCTTATTTTCTTTGCGTTGGTGATGGATTGCCGGCCGATGAATGCCGCGCCGGTGTGTTTGGTAATTAGTAGAGGAGTAAAAGAGATGAAAAACTTAAATACATTAATTGAAGAATTAAATGCAGATAAAGACATTAAAGACTTATTTCAAGATTATAAAAATAGCAGCATGTGGATTTGTGACGCTATAAGCGAACGCGCCGACTCGATGGTAGATATTTATTATTATAATTGTCTGGAGTGGGCAAAAAGCCACTTAAACGACATTGAAGACGCCAACGCGGAATTAGGAGTCCCTGAGGATGGTGATATTATCAAACAAATACAGCAAGCGCAATTTTTAGTTAATGAGCGCGATCTTTACGATAATTTGAGGGATGGTATTTTGTGGGCTATATATAAAGAAGCCTTGACTTATTCTGAAGAGGTAACCGACGAGCAGGCCGAGGCGCTGGAGCTTTTAGCTGATAAAATAGATAACAATACACGCATGGACGCTATCGAGGATGGAGTCCGCGAGATTATGCAACCCAATGAAGAATAACAACAACGGGCGGAGGCGACTCCGCTCATACAGCCGAAACGCCCGCGAGGGCGTCGACTCAAGGATGGCAACCCGAGTCCCGATGATGGCAAGCCAAGAGAGAGGTCGCGAGGCAATAATCAAATAAACCCTGTTTTTCTGCCCGTACAGAGGCAAGAAGGCGCGCAAGGTATAAACCCACGCGGAAACACTAAAACAGCGCAGAGGAGGCGCGGAAACGATGAAAGCAGCGATAAAAGAGCTTGAAGCACTACCGGCAAACAAGATGCCGCCGGCGTTAATATATAAGAAGCTTGTAGAATTAACTGGACGACGCAACGGCTGGACGGCTGGAGAATGGATTAAATACTTAAAAGAGGGAGGACTCAAACAATGACTAAAGAATCATACGTAATTTACAAAGGCTTTATACGCCAAGAAGAATTGCCGAATCTTGACCAAGTTGGCCGCTTGCTAGGTACGAAAAAGCAAAATATCCACAAAGGCAAGAAAGCAGATGGATTTTATAAGTGGAAGGATTTTTATATTATCCGCAAAGATAGTCCGCTCGCAGTAGGCTATTTCTATTATTTGAGACTCGGTTGGATGCTTAATAATCCGGCGTTGACATATCCGGCGGCTAAGGTAATTAAAAAAGCGGTGGAAGAAATGGAAGCCAAGTTCATGGAAGACGCTTGAGAATCTCCCATGCTAGGTACGAAAAATAAGGGGCTATTGAAGCCCCTTTTATTATGTCAGTATATCATCTTTGATGATCATATTCAGCGGAACGGCGACGGCCTTGGAAGTTAGGGTTTGGCAAAAATATTTATTTGCTGTTTTCTGCACGTCTTCAATTCGGAGCAAAGCGTCGCGCCACGATGATTCCCATTCAGTATTTGCAAACAGTTTGCTAGGTAACGCGGACTTATTCACGCTCAGGAAGAGGTATTGACGAGCACCTATATTGCCGATGGAGAAGCCCTTGGATGCTAGGTCTTGTTTAACGGTGCTAGGTTCGAGTCCGTCGATGGTGATGGAGTTATTAGCGACGGCAACGAGGGTGTTAAGGAGGTAACGCTTGAGTCCTGTGCGTGTCTGCGTGTCGATATTGCTAAACAGCAGAGTATCGAGAGCGTTTTCTTCCTGAGTTTTCTCGTCGGCGTCCTCTTTGTCGGCCTGCATGGCTGTTGCTTCGATAAGTCCGCGAGCTTGCTCTTCGTTAATAACTTCGTCAGATTGCAAGCCCCACAATCCGGCGATGATCATAGCCATTTGGTCGCCGAGACGACGAGAGCCGAAGTCTTTAGCTGCTAGGTCAGCAATAACTTTATGAGAGGCGCGAAGGATTGGCACCATTGAGATAGCACGGCTAAGCAAGCAACGGATATATTCATCAGTGAGCAAGCGAGAGGCGTATGCTTCGAGTTTACGGAATTTAGCATTGTCGGCCTCTTTGAGCTCCGGCGTCTTGCGGACTGGCGCGTTGGCTAGTTTAATGAAAGCGGTACGAGAGAGGTCAGCCGTCTTACTCATTGAGTTATTGATGGATGCGAAGAGGAAAGACGAACGACAGACGTATTTAGCACCGAATTTAACGATTGCGTCTGATTTCTCGGAAGAGCCGTTGCGTGCTAGGTCGAATACGGTTTGCATTCTTATTTTATCCTGCTGGTTTTCTGCCTCAGCCTCATCAAAGATAACCGGTCTGATGTCACCGCCGAGCTGGTCACGAATACCTGCCTCAGTGGATTTGCTAGATACGGACAAGGCTATGTTACCCATGACGCGTTTAACGACGTTATCCAACATCCAAGACTTACCAGTACCGGCAGCGCCGACGAGATAGAGGTGAGAGCGGAAGGGCATAGCACCGCACACGAGAGCGGAGAACATCCAGCCTGCTAGTATGTCGCCATAACAAGGTTTTTCCCATCGAGCCATACGGCAGAGAGATACAAGGGATTGAGAGTCTTCCTTAGGCAAGCGTGTTTGCACCTTTACAGCCAAGCTAGGAGCTTTCTCATAGAAGTATTCGCTTCTAAAGTCGTCAATATCAACGAGTTTGCCGTCAGTGAATAAGATATTACCTAAGTGAAGGACGGTGCGACCATCATCGAACCAAGCCCCACGACCGCGGATTTTAGTGTTGTCAAAGATACCGATTCTCTCTTGTAAGCGACAGAGTGTGTCGGTAGCTTGAATCCAGTTAGCGTCGGTCTTGCCAGGGAAAGATACTTGCCACCATGCAAGAGGGGCTAGGTTGACGAGGTGCTTGGCGTCGTAGTGGGAAGGCTTGAACTCAATGATTTGAGAGGTTTGTTTCTTATAGAAGAAATGAGTGTCGCCTTGGACGCCCAAGCAACGGAAATAAGTGTCATCATATTTTATGTCGTCGGTGTTTTGCTTAACGACAACCTCAGGATCAATAACTTCTTCTTGTGGATCTGATGACACATAATCATGAATATTTGATTTAATGAAGCCTACGAGCTCGTCTTGCGGCATGTTACCAGCGAGAGCGTCGGCTATATCCCAGCCTTTTTTGATGCGTTCCATAGGCTCGGTATCGACGATACGAACGATGGACGAGCGTTGTTTAAGGATATAAGCTATCTCTTCGGCAGCCTTACGACCGGGTTCGTCTGCGTCCGGTACAATAATTACCTTTCTGCCGTAAAGAGGCGACCAGTCGGCTTTTTTAACGGCATTTGAGCCACCTTGCCATGTGGTTGAGATATAGTTAGGGAAATAAATGGATACTGCTTCGGCTGTTTTGCAGCCTTCGGAGATGATAACGGTTTTATTGGTGTCAGCGACGATAAGGTCGAGGTTATAGATAGGACGGTTTTTAGGAAGAGCACGAGCGAACCACTTCTGGCCATCGTACAGCATAGGGATAACGTCTTTAGAGCCGTCGTCGTGATTGATTCGGCAGTCGCAAGCAACAGGATAGCCTTGCTCGTTTCTAAACACCCATACGTTATCGAAGGCTACTTTATTGCCGTCACAGTATGTGTAAGTCGGCTGACTTTTAGCTGGTGCAGGTACGTGTTTAATCTTGCGTTCTTCCGGTTTCTTTTCTTTTACCGGTTTAACATAGTCAACAGTGCCTGATACGTTGCATTGGCTGTCTATTATTTCTGCGGCCTCTTTGACAGAGCATTGTTCTCTTGCCATAACCAAGTCGATAATAGATGCTCCTGATGTGCCGGTTGCGAAGTCAGACCATAAACCACGGAGAATATTATAGCTAAAGCTTGTGCCTTTGTCTCCGTAAATGTTACCACATATGAGTTCGTTACCCCTACGTTCTGCATTAGGCAGCAACCTCATTAAGTAATTTACGTCTGTTCCTGCCACTTGTTTAATTCTGCCAAAATCAATCATAATACTAACCTCTCACTTTTTTCCATTGTAACCACGCCCACCCATGGTTATAGTTTCTAGCTTCTGCTATTCTTTCTAAGCCACTAAATGTTTTCCAAAGATTCTCTCCAGTCTTTAGTTCCCATTGTTTCTCAGCCCAGTATTTTTTGAAACCTCTATCTGTCTCGATTCGTATTAATTCCTCAAGCGTGTTTGCGATTATAACTTCTTTTTTCTGTGCTTGTCTATACTCATCTGAGCCTAAAAGAACGAGCTCACCGGCTATTTCCTTGATATCCTTGCCGTTTGCCTCATAAACATATCCACAGTTAGGACATTTTAAGGCAGGTGAATGAGCAAAGAAACACCTTGGACAGCGTTTTATTGCAATAGTCGACTGCTGACCGCGTTTAGATTTAGTTAAGCCGCTATCTAGCGTCCACTCTCGCACGTCATCGGGCATACCGTGGCGTTGGTAGTTATTCACATGGTCCAAGATAATAGCATGTGTCTTCCCTTCGCAGATACGGAGTCCACGTCCAACCTGCTGGAGATAAAGCGACGTTGATGCCGTCGGACGTAACAGAGATACGACTTCAATAGCCGGCAGGTCAAAGCCTTCCGAGATGACATCGATACTGACAAGCACCTTAGTTTCTCCGGTTGTAAAGCGCTCGACCATTTTCTTTCTGCTGGTTGAATCTAAATCGCCAGTAATTAACTCAGCTGAGATTCCTTCCTTAAGATAGCGGTCTTTGATGCTCTCTGCATGAGTGCGATTAATTGCGAACACAACGTTTCTTTTACCCATAGCTAAGCGTTTATACTGTTCGATATTATCACCGACTATACGGGCAGAAAATGAGGCTTGAGCGAGTGATTCTTTTGAATAATCACCGTTGCTTGACATAGATAGCTCGGACGCATCGATATTTGACGGTGCATAATACAGATAAGGAGACAGATAACCGCGTTCGATAAGCTGCTTTGTGTTAATTACTTCAATCATTGTATCGAAGAACTTGCTAAGCGGCTTTCCGTCAAGCCTGCATGGCGTGGCTGTTAGGCCGACCATTATAGAGTTCGGGTATCGTTCAGCTACACGAGCCCACATACTCCCTGGCTGATGCTGACAGTTATGAACCAATACGCCATTAACGAAATAATTGTGATTATCCTCAACGGTTAAATCATAGACGTAAATTTCATTGTATTTTTTTACATTTTTAACGCCTTTAATTTTGAAAAAAGAACCATTGTCTTTCAAACAAAAATCACATTCCGTTAAATCCTTTGCTTTTTTCCACCCACATTTAGTGTAAAATAAGTGATTTTCGGTGCAAATTGTATGCTCATTAACCCTAACTAGCTTTTCAACCAATGGCTTCTTAATTAATTTTAATACTTTTTTATATTCAAATTCTTTTGTTTCCTCATTGAAAGTATATACAAGCTCTTCTGGCTTTATATTTCTTATTTTTTTATATCCATGATCTGTTAAAACTAAGGTATCTCCGACAAAGCATTCATCAACGAATATAATATCAGGCTCTTTCACGACATCAAATCTGCGAACCAGAGTGTTTACACTGGCTATTTGCATAGGATTCGTGTAGTCAGGATTAACTCCACCCTGTATAACTGCCGGTGTGATGCCGTTCTTTTGGTAAGTGAGGTATGTCTGACGCAATAACTCTTGACGATGCACAATAAATATGCTAGACTTACCCTTGTTATAAGACCTACGGACGAGTTCTGACGAAATGCAGGTTTTACCGGATCCTGTAGGACTAACCAGCAAGGGCTTCTTAAAACCTCTCTTGAGACTTGTTACACACTTCTCTACAAGCTCTTGCTGGTAATCTCTTAATTGAATAGACAATTTACTCTCCTACGATATATTCTATTGTCCAACCTTTTTGTTGTGCGATTTTTGTTTTAGCAATCTTAACCGCGTGTTTGTACGGTATGATGCCGCCACTGCCTTTTCTTTCTTTAGGCGTGAACCACATAGATACAGCAGAAGGCTTAACTCCGCAAAGTTTAGCGACCTCAGTTGTTCCGCCTAGTAATTCAATATCTGTTTTTTTCATTTATTCCTCCAAAAGCTCATGGTTTTCGTGAATGTTGCCGATGATTTCAATCTCTGAGATGAGTTTATTTAACCCAAAACTAGATGTAACAGTTTGTCTAATAGTTTTCACCCCAAAAGCGTGCTGATCATCGTCAAAATAAACAAATCCATATTCACCATTGCAAAATTGACAATAAGCCCTAAATCTATATCTATCGTTCATCTTCAAACCTCTTTTTCCAAGCTTTTTTATCCTTAGGTGATATTAACCACCCATAATTAAATCCATTTTCAGTCCGCGTGATATTTATCTCAATCTTTCCGAACTGCTCCCGAGGGATAGAGAGCAGCTTTTTAGCTGTCTCGTCTATCCAATGGAACATAGCGTCGGGTTCTTCAAACACGTAGCGCGTCATTTATCACCTAAAAAGGGATCTCGTCGTCGTCATCTGCTGCTGGAGCAGATGCCGGAGCAGCTGTCGGAGCTGATGCTTGTTTCTTGCTGCTTCCATAAGCATAATCATTGTATGCGTCGTATGTTTTTTCGAGCAAGTGAGCGTATTTCAGCAAGTCTTCAGGATAAAGATTGATTGTCTCGTTGACATATTCGTCTGAGTCTTTTTTCTTATAAGAACGTTGCAATGAAACCGAATATGATTTTTTACCATCACGTTCCCATTTAAAAACAGCGGTTGAAACTCCGAAATCTCTTAATTTAATAACTGGGGTAGTCATATTATATCTCCTCTACATCGTGGAAAGTATTAGTTACTGGTTCTTTAACCTCTGCCGGTTTTGGTTCCGGCACCGGTTCGGCGACCTGATTAGCCTTAATCTCGCTGGCGTATTTTCTGGCCAAAGAGCGTTCGGACGGGTTAAGTGTAGCAAACCATGCCTTGAGATCTTTCTTTGTTATACCTTCGGCAATAATTGCGTCCTTATCTCTTTGTGGAGAGTTCAGCCAGTCGATAATTCCTTGTCCTGCTTGTTCTGTGATGAACTGATTGTTCGGGAACAAGTATTCGATTCCTTCAGGGCATTTTTGAATTGTCGGGTGTTTAGATTCTTTATCTAAGTAGAGTTTAACGGTTACATCGTAATCTACATTAGGTTCGCATACCGGCGTAGGTTCTCCGCGGATATATTCCTTTTTGCCGTTTTCATTCTCTACTTCGAGCAACGGGAATTTAACGCGGTAGCATAAAACGCAGTGCATGCCGGAGTTAAGAATCGACGTCATTAACAAACGGTGTTCTGCTTTAGGTTCAGCCCATTTACCCATATCATTGCGTTTCTTTCCGCTTGCCGTAGTTGCGTGGTCTGCCATCCAAATGACACCACCTTCGCCTTCCCACTCGTGAGACATAGAGTCAATAACAACGACATCATATCCAGCATCTTTGAAGGTTTTGATTGCTTCGCGATAACGAGCAGGAGAATAAGGTGGTTCTAAGTCGATGACATCGAATCCACCGAAACAGTCGGCATATAGCGATGCACGTCTTTGCTCTGTGTCGATTACGCCTATCTTTCCGTTCTTACCTACGAGGCCACGAGCTAATCTAATGGCCGAGTAAGTCTTTCCTGAGCCAGACTCACCGATAAGACTGACGCAGGTCTTAGCTCCTTTTCTTACAGCTTTCTTTATTTCAAACATTATTTTTTATCCTTTTTGAAAACATTTACAATGAAATCATAAGCGGCATATCCGAGCCAGAACACAACAAACAGTGCGAATATACCAAGACCAATAAGGTCGCTAACTGTAAATACTATCATCATTACCTCCTATGGAATCCATCTTAAAATTGTTTCACCTTTGAAACCTTTCTGCCAAACATACCAGCAGTAACACATGGCTGATGACGTGTTCTTTGAAAAGTCTCCGTTTATTCGGCACTGGATACGCTTACTAAAAACATAAACATACTTCGGCGGATATTTACTAAACAAATCTTTGTATCTATTATCGGATTCCAAGAATTGCACCTTTAGCAGCATTATTACTTTTCTGCCGTTATCTACCGATTCGAGAGCTTTAAGCACGAACTCTTTAGCATACTTGTATGGTGGATTGGTAAGTATATCGCCTTGCCAATAATCATCATCAGCAAGAAAGTCTTTTATTTCACAAGGATATTCTCTTTCTATAATATCTGTACTCATTACAGAATGTCCTCTACTAAGAAGCACCTCGCTTAAATGACCATTTCCACAAGCAGGTTCCCAAACGCACTCTGATAAGCGCTCACCGTCTTCGTAGAACTTGTCAAGGAAAAGCTTAAGAACCTCAGGGTGAGTTGCGTAAAAGTCCTCGCCTTGCCTTTCTGTGGTTGCGTAATTTCTTGCGCCTAATTGCGTGAAAACAGATTTACTTTTGTAATCACTCATTTCTATACTCCGCTAATAACGATTCAGCTTGGTAGCTGAGGTTTAAGTCGTTGTGTTCAGTTACTTTGTAAACAGGGTGATATATGGTTTCCTTGTATTCCTTGTAAGCTTCAATAGCCTTGTGGAAACGATAACCGCCAAGTTCAAACCACTTCGATTCCCCGTCTACAAAAGTATAAATCTGCACTCCAGAAGGTATTTTAGCATCCAGACAAAGGAACTTAAAACCTTTAATGTCCGGCATTTCTCTTTTAACTAACTGGTAATACATATACATTTGCAAGTCATAACCGCGGTCAAAGAAGTCACGACCGAAGTTATCAGGTGACGATGGTTTATCTGCTTGTCCGCCGACTGTTTTAATATCGACAATCCAGCCATCTTTGGTTATAAAGTCAGGACGGACTCGCATGTCTTCATGGAAGAAACTTGCTTCGATAAACTCAGCAGAAAGAACTAAAGCTTTAGCCTCGATAGATTCGTTATAAGTGTTAATCATGGCGACAAACTTCTTATACTCTTCTCCTTTAATATCATATCTGGAGTCTGTTCTATGTTTTAACATAGTAAGAGGATCGCCGTCTTCATCTGTTTTCGCATCTCCAACCTCATGGTCGCCGGTTTTTCTTTGATACACCTCAGTTACTACTTCGTACATTTCATGAAAACGTACAGGTTGAAGAATCCAAGCGTGAATAGCATCGCCAAGAACGGTTGCTTTTGTTGGCTTAAATCCTTTATCTAAAACTAACTGTAAATGCGCCGGAGAAACAAGCAATGCTTTAAGCAAGCTGCTTGATACTTCACCGCGTTTATGATATTCATTAATAGGTAAATTTAAAATCATTTTAACCTCTCCTTTCGAATCGCAACATATAATAATAGTATTTACTCGTCAATACATTTTTTCAGAAAAATTGAAATAAATATGTTGACAACAGAAGTTGTATATGATAGCAATACCTCATAAGCAATAGTGCTTATATGTACAAGATAGGTATAAAATGAGTAAGATTATAGATGAATTAAGTACAATACCAGAGTGGAATGCTCTTGGTGCTGGATTGAAGAAACATTTTCGCACTTTAGATTCGGATATCTTGGATAATTTAGATCAAGATGAAATAAAAAAGATGCTTGATGACAGCTTTACCGATGAGAGTCTTGATGTAGTTGCTCGCTTGGTTATGATTAAGATTCACGAGGAGTGGCTTAAGGAAGCATCTGATGATTGGGATTATTTTATTGAGAGACTCAAGAACGGGCAGAAATATTAAAAACTTTAATTAAGGAATCGAGAAAATGAAATTTGAAGAAGCTTTGAAAGCTATGCGTGAAGGTAAAACGGTTAAACGTAAAGAATGGAGTAAGACCGAGTTTAATAGAAGAAAATATCTTTGTCTGGAAAAATACCATTGCGAAACATTGTGGACAGAGGATTTTCTAGCAGATGATTGGGAGATTGTCGATGAGCATATTTAAGAGTTTAGTAACTTTAGCCTCAACGCCGATCAGGTGCTTGGGTGAGTTTGGCAAAGCAGCAGATGCAACATTAGAAGAAAAGGAAGACAAATGATTTTAAATAAACTTGAAGATTTTACTAATGCTATTTTACGTAGAGAAAAAATTAATCACGAGACTGTTTTTTATACAGGCATATTAGATGATGTCACCGAAAATGGTTCTGATAA